TCAGTTATGAATAATTAGGAGCTTTGTAAGAAACCATCGAAGATGAATCGGAAGTTTGATTTAAAGTCATTTGATTTTCATGAGAAATTTCATTGTAATGACTATTCGGCAATCCATCCTTATAAATTTCTCTCTTATACCTAGATGTTTCCATACGTGAATTTTTCCTTGAAAGTATTCGACAATCATTAACATTCATATTGATGATTTGCCCATAAGAATTTCTTGCATAACAATCATCATTTGTTTCAATAACCATCGCTACCCTCTTTTCTTCCTCCTGTTTTAGCTGATCCATTGGATCAGTTTTTTGAGTAGATGAAGAAACAGGTTGTGACTTAACAGGTTCATTTGTCTTTGGTTTATCATAAACAATTTCAGTTTCTTCATTCTTATGACCAAATAAGGGATCTAACCAAAAAGAACGAGCGACATAGGCAGGAATACAAATAAAAACTATAAAAATAACAAGCAAGTATTTAAGTGGAATACCGCCTTTATGAGTATCAATTTCTGTGGATGTGTAATATTGATAAAGTTGTTTAGGAAACTTCCAAATCGTCTTATTTACAGCATCGTCACGGGTTGATTTGGATACCAATGCATGGGCTTCAGGAAACTCATAAATAGTTGCGCGTTTCATTTTATAGACACGTCTTAAATATAAATGACAACCCACATCGGCTAGGACATAAGGTGCTAGTTTTTTGGGACTTTGTGTTATTAGGAAAATATCAAATCCAAAATGACGATGCATACTTAATGAGTATCCAATATCACGAACTTCTTCTAGTTTTTCTTTATCTTTAATTAAGTTTTTTTCAGCAAAAGCTGGATGTTCATGTGCTTCATCATAAAATACGGCTATTGGCATCTTAGACATTTCAGGATTAGAACGCCTAAAGTGATCTAAATCACGCCAATCTTGGTTAGTAGGAATAGAAATTACACCAGGTATTTTTAAACCAATAATATTCGTAAAGACAACATAACCTTTGTTTAAATATTCAAAAATAAGCTCTATAGATTTTAATGTTTTACCACTTCCGGGCGTTGCACTAATTAATGTAAGCATTTCACACCAATATTTATTTTAAATTTAGTTTTTGCTCGATCGGTCAGTCGGTTCCTCTTCCTCCTCGCAAAAACTAAATTTGTCTTGTCACAAGAAGACGCATAGATTTTAAATACATAACAGTTGTAAATGCCCCAAAAATAATTGAGACATATTTATCAAAGCCAAAAAGACCTAAAATTGAAATTACAGATGGTGCTAAACCTGTTAAGGCATCTCGCATAGAGTTTGAAAGGCTTGTCATAATTTCATTTAAGAAATACATAGAAAAAATTCCAACACCAAAAGAACTCAAAACTTTGAATACTAAACTTGCAGCAAAATATGAAAGCAATCGAAGAAGTACACCTGCCATTTTTAGCTCCTAAATAAACCTGCAAAAATAAATGCAGCATGAAACCAAGCAGCTAAAATCACAAATGGACGAGCATCAGTTGAAAAATTACATAGTGAGGTATAAGGAATATCAATAGTTTTGGAAACCAAACCTAAATCCAAAGAAAATGATGCAGGTGGTGGACATGAAGCATTTAAACTAAATTGTGGTCCATCAGGTAATGTAGATTTATCAAATTCATCAACTTTATAAGTTGGATCGTCAGGAATAATAGAATCATCTTTAAACCAATCTATAAAAGAACAAACTGGTGTTGCCCAATCACAGAAGTTTGGAAGAGAGAATCCATTATTTCCGGATGAATCACCTGAGTTATCAGGAATAGGTTTAATTGAAGTATCTATTGAATCTTCTTTTATATTTTTATCTGCAACATCATAATTAGGATTATTCGTTAATTCATAATCATCTACAGGTGTAAAAACATCAGTAACTCCAACCCAAGTTGGTCTTTGAAAATTCGGAAGATTTCCCATCATATAATCACCCAAATCTTTTTCAGAAACTTCGCGATTAGGTTGTGGATTTGACTCTTTAGTCTGTGATGTAGAAACGTACCATTGTACACGATCAGAAATACCACCAACATAAGATCCATAGATGTAGTCAGCATGATCTAATGAACCGTCTTCAAGCTTTTTTGGAAGAGTTCCTAGCCGTTTATCTTTATATATTGAAGATAGATAATCCTCATACCTGTAACAAAGAAATGTCTGCGGTGGCGATGTTTTATAGGTTGATTCATCAGGACGTGAGCCATAAGCAAAATTACATGCATCATAAGGCGAATTAAACCAATTAATGGTATCTAAACTATATTGGGTATTAGATGTTTGCTTTGGGTAATAAATTTTCCCATCTACTTCATCAATAATAAAACCATCTGATTTCAGTGCAGCAGAAACAGCTATTACGCCTAATAACGCTAAATTACCTCTTGAAGCAAAAATACGTCTAAACATAGTTTTGCCAACATTTTGAGAATATGGAACGATATTCGCTCGACCTGCATATTCACGATACGCACCATTTACAGTTATGCCTTTTCTTGCACGTATTTCTACAGTTTTAGTGCCATTTTCATAAGTTTTTTGAACAGCAGATTCGATACGCCATCTATCTTTATAGAAATCATCAGAAGCAAAAGAAAGTTTTGGTATTAACGTAATAGCAAAGCACCAAAACAACAGATCATAACGATGAAATAAATCCAATTGTCTAAGTTTTCCCATACCATAACACTACCTTTATAAAAAAGGCACTACACAAAAAACTTATGTAATGCCAAGGTGTAAAATATTAGCGAATTAAAGCGATTACTCGTTTAATAACCCAAACACCTGCTACAACACCAATAATGGCAATACCAACAGTCTGTAATGTTCCAGAACCACCACTAATTGCAGTAGTTGCACCAGTAGCTAAGTCACCTTCCGCAAATACAGAACTAGCAGCAACCATAAGTCCACTACCTAATACAACAGGTAAAGCCTTGTTTTTTTCTTTAACTTGAGTTTCCATATAAACCTCATTATTTGAGCAAGCTAATCACTTGCTTGACGATGAAAACAACGGCAAAGCAGCCTACGATTGCTACCAACAGTTCATTGGCTTCTTGTACCGTTAAATCTGGCAAGATCTTAAAATCCTGCCACTCCAAGCACGTTTGCAAACCTGATTCATTTTGCGGTGATAAAGTTTTACAAACGTGCATTTCTTAAATTTCCTTTTTCGAAATTCGTTTAGTCATCGCAGGGTCAATAACTAAATATATGAATAAGCTTAGAAAAAGACCGGTAAAGAATCCGAACCATATCGAATAATCATTTAAAAGAGTTAATTTAGTTAAATTTCCAAGACATATTTCAAGATCAGTCATAGCTAAATTATCCGTCACATTTTTTAAAATGGATTGGTAAATATTGATAATGAAAAAGAGATAAGCATTTAGAGCATTCAGCGTGATTAAACATTTAGTGAGAATCCCTTTTAACTTTTTTGTTCTAATACTTTTTCTGGTTGCAAATCATTTAAAATAGTCACCATCGCTCGACCATTAGAAACTTGTTCAAATTTTCCTTTTGCAGCAAATGGGAACTTTAAATTTTTAATTTTTTCAAAATTAAAAGATGTTCCCCATTTAATTTCCGTACCAACCATACCTGCAAAGTTTTCACCACTTGCTAGATCGGCTTGATAATAAATAGTGGTTGAATCAAATGGGCGTCCATTAAATTCACCTTTAGAAGATTTCGCACCAAGTACAACGATTGTTGATTCATACTGCATTGATAAACTCCTTATAAGCAGAATCATTAACCCCACGAACTCCAACAAATAAAGGTAGTTCATCAAGATGGGATGGAATTGGTTGATTAACTCGAATTGACTGAATGACAGCCGTATGTGAAAACTTTAAACGTTTAGGGATTTCATCTTTTGAAGATGAAAGCATTGTTATAAGCTCGTTTGGCTCAATAATTTTAGAAAATTGACGTATATATTTACCAAACTGCTCTTTGACTATTTCAATTGCACGATTCCAATTGATTTGGGACTGTTCCTTAATAATTTCTGTTTTTTCAGGGCTAACAAAATCTTTTTCTAATTGTTTTGCAAGCCATTGAAAGCATGGGTAAGCCCCAATAAAGTATTGACTTGGACTTAGTAGTATTTCTAAAGGGATATGACGGTCATTTGCTTTAAATTCGACTTCCGCACGACACCACGGACTAAGTACACTTCCCTCTTTTTTTCCACGTTCATAAATTCGAAGATATTTTGAACTTGTACGATCACCTACACAAAATGAGCGACCTTTTCCAGTTGGACGTTTCCAATTACCAAATTTGAGAATATTAGGTTGGCGACCACCGCACCAAAAACCACCCTTATCATCCCAATCATCTGCAAAATCAACAGATAAATGTTCTCCTGTAAAATCATCATGAGCTAAATCGACACGATTTAACTTTGGCTTTTTCGCAAATTCTTTTAAAAATTTATAAAGCAGAGTTTCCCAACCTTTTCGTGCAAGAGCACAACCAGTACCATTAATTTGTACTGCAATTCTTTTTGAATTATGACCATAAAGAACCATTCCTAAATTATCTTGAAGTTCATAACTGAACTTATAGAAATGCATCCCTTTTTCGCGTTTATTTAGTAGACCAAATCCAAATATTTCATATAGATGCTGATCTAGCCAATTCTCAATAGCATAAGTTAAGGTTTCTTCTGCTAACTCAGGATTAATTGACGAAAATTCTTTTCCAAGCGTGTCTTGATCAAAACTAAACGTTACCCAATCAAGCGAAGCTATAGAATATTCATCACATGGTACTGAATGAAGTACAGGTACTGCCCCATCTTCAGTAACAACCATTTTTAAGTTATCGAGCTTTCGAGGAAAGGTGAATTCATCACAAGAAAGTCTAGGATCAAATTTCGTTAACCCCATATTATAAATGGGGTTACCAATCGAACTATTTTCAGTAGAAATTAAAGGGCTTTCCTGTGTGTTTTTACACGTTTTGATGTTTTTTTGATCTTTATTGTTTTTCATATTAGCAATCCCCCATTTCTTCACGAAGTTCAGTATTAGAAATTTTGTATGACTGTGCGTATGCATCTATTAAAGTGAAGTCGTAGGCCCATTCATGAGCTACAAGTGCAAGATGCTCTAAACATTGTTCAGTGGAAAAAGCAGGAACAAAAGCTTCAAGGCAAGGCTGACCATGTTCAGCAACGATTCTCGCAACCTCATTAAATGAAGCTTGGATGAAAGCTTGCCTATCACTAAAGTGAAAATCATTTTTCATTGCTACCACCCGCACCTATATTTAATAGTTTAAAAGTAACTTTTTATATGGTTTCAATTAAATCAATTTAAAAGTAACTTTACAACCAAAAAATAAAGGTAAAATGTAAAAAAGTTACTTTTGATATGTGGTATCAAATAAATGGCTAAAGTTTATAAAGTTAGGGATGAGGAAGTTGAAGCTCTTAAAGAGTCTTTGATGAAGTTTGTCATTGAGAAAAAAGTTTTGATGAAAGAATCAGATGTAATACATGCTCTGATTAAATATCACCTAAAGAATCTAAAAGCAGAAGAAGTTGTGAAATATAGAGAAGAAGTTTTAGGTAAAGAAGACTAACTGCCCTTTTATTCTTGAATTTAAAATTAGAGTCCACCCTTAAGAGGTGGACTCTTTTAACTAAGCCTTATGACGTGCTAAGGCACTTATTGTGCTAGCGAAAATTACACATACCATCATTGTATAAGTATCTAGTAACTCTAAAATAGTTGAAGGAAGTTCACTTTTATTTTCTTTGTAAGCAGCATACAGATAATATTTTAATGGTTCGAGATCATCAATTGATATCTTAAAGTCTACACGGTGACTTATTTTATTTCTTATTTTATTCATAGCTTTAATCGAAGGAATCAACTCTATATATGGTTCAGCAACTGGAAAATTAGATAATAAATTAATTTTTTGAGAAAAAGTTAATTTACAATCTTCCCAACTTAAATTTTCATACTGAACTTTCAAGTATTCATCAATATAATGTTCAATAATTAAATGACAAGATAAGAAATATCCTAATTCTTCATAATTAATACTATCTAATCGTTGCCAAGTCACAGAACCTTTAGAAATTTGTCCAACTAAAGGTGGGAGTCCTCTCTCTTTTTTCATTAATTTATCCAGCTAAAAATTTCAATAAATATTAACCATTTAAATTAATAATAGAACCACAAATCATTCCAGGGGCTGAAAAAGTACCATAATTAGTTAAATTACCACAAACCATACCATGGATAATTACATTAGCTCCAGATTCAATATATAGATCTTTTGCTATCTGACCATGAATGACAGCACTACCTCCTGTTTTAATATAAAGATTTTCCGTTAACTGACCACGAAGAATTAGATGACCACCATTTAAAACAGTTACATTTTGAGTAAACTGACCTTTTATTACCTTTTCATCTTCGATATTTAACATTAGATTTTTATATCCTTTAAGTCATTCTGAAGTCGCATAACTTCATTTTATGTTAAATAGGATATCTAAAGACTGTAGCCTACACAACATTGTTTGTAGCTACAGCTCAGCAACGTGAATATCTACGATTATAATTCACGTTGCTGAGTATCCTAAGTAACATAATATAAGTTATGCAGAAATCAGATCGCTACTCGACTTGCGTATTAGTCAAGCCTACGCAAGTCTGCGTGGCTATGACCTTCTATCAATCTTCTGATTTATCTTCACGAAGTGCTCGCCAGCTCATAAAGTAGCTGTAGCCTATAGCTACTATCAAGACAAATACAATTCCTAAGATTTCCAAAAGTGTCATATTGCTAATTCCCCAAAAATTGTAAGTTATATCGCCTATCGTTTCCCGCATATTATAAATGGGGTTACCAATCGAACTATTTTCAGTAGAAATTAAAGGGCTTTCCTGTGTGTTTTTACACGTTTTGATGTTTTTTTGATCTTTATTGTTTTTCATATTAGCAATCCCCCATTTCTTCACGAAGTTCAGTATTAGAAATTTTGTATGACTGTGCGTATGCATCTATTAAAGTGAAGTCGTAGGCCCATTCATGAGCTACAAGTGCAAGATGCTCTAAACATTGTTCAGTGGAAAAAGCAGGAACAAAAGCTTCAAGGCAAGGCTGACCATGTTCAGCAACGATTCTCGCAACCTCATTAAATGAAGCTTGGATGAAAGCTTGCCTATCACTAAAGTGAAAATCATTTTTCATTGCTACCACCCGCACCTATATTTAATAGTTTAAAAGTAACTTTTTATATGGTTTCAATTAAATCAATTTAAAAGTAACTTTACAACCAAAAAATAAAGGTAAAATGTAAAAAAGTTACTTTTGATATGTGGTATCAAATAAATGGCTAAAGTTTATAAAGTTAGGGATGAGGAAGTTGAAGCTCTTAAAGAGTCTTTGATGAAGTTTGTCATTGAGAAAAAAGTTTTGATGAAAGAATCAGATGTAATACATGCTCTGATTAAATATCACCTAAAGAATCTAAAAGCAGAAGAAGTTGTGAAATATAGAGAAGAAGTTTTAGGTAAAGAAGACTAA